CCTCAAGCAAGGGCTGTGAGTACACCTGCATCAACCCACGCTCGAAATAGTCCTTAAAATAACTCATCATCCGCTCTTTGGTCGCCGCCGTGGTCTGCCATCCCATCGAGTTGGTCACACCACCCAGACTATCATTCCTGCGCCACAGGTAATGTTGCATGTTGGATAGCACATTGGCAAGACCTGTCCCGTACTGCTCCGTCAAATGGAACGCCTGCCGACGCAGGTTCTTCAACTCATTCAACACCGCCTGCCCAGGACCGTTGATCTCCAGATTCAAGGTGCTGTTCCGGTAAGCACCCGCCAGATAGCAAATCATCCAGGCAAACTGATAGGTGTTCAATTCCGATGTCGCATACTCTGCCACCTGATCCAACCCGTCGGCATACACCCGATAGACTTGGATGCAGAACCTGTCCGCCCAATCACTGCTGCCGTAGGCCGGATCTGCACCAATCACATAGTAACCGTTTGACTTGGGTTCTTCCCACACCAGCATCGTCGCCAAACGCTCGGTACTCTTGATCAACTCCGTGTCATGAAACATGGCTCCCATGCTGACACGGTAGAAATCCGGCACATTCTTCTTCGCCGCCTTCATCGCATCCGTACACCGGGACGCACTGAAGTAAGAACTGCCCGTCATGATGAACGCATAGTCCTCCGTCGGAGGAAACTCCTGATACATCAACGCTTCGTCTTTAATCCCTTCCGACAACTTCCACCGCCACCAAGCAATCTGCCGCGTATTGATCTCCACGCCATACTGCTTCTTAATGTCCTTCACCCACTCTTTCTCCTCAGGACTTAACTTCCCATCCCAATACACCTTGTAAATGTCGGATTCCGCATCAATCGCATACAACTCATTGCGCCACCAGCCACAGAAAATGGCATGTTGCGTCCTCGCCCTCTTAGCCGTCACATACATATCATGAAACATATTGAACCCACGCGCTGTACTCTCAAACAAATACAGCCGCGCCGGATTCGTCTCCGCCAAGCTGGCTAACAAACTCGCCAACCCCTCTTCATCCCCCCAGCTACTGGTCTCCGTACCGTGCAAAAACGTGATCGCCTTGCCACGCCCCAAACTACCCTTGGCACGAATCCCCGCCACCTGATAGAACAACCGACTCCGGTTCTTCAACACCATCTGATTCCGGTTGTGACTCACCAATGGAATCTTGTACTCCGTCGGCAAACCTTCGATGTACATCGCCAAGGTGGTCCGAAACTGGTCCCTGTTCTCCTCCGTATCCGTCGTCAACGTGCCCTGAAACCCAGGATGAATAAAGTGCCAATACAAATCCAAGGCCAAACTGATCGTCGTAATCCCTAACTGCCTGCCCTTTAACACCACAAAAAAGTGCTTCCCCTCCTCCAACCCCCTTCCAATCTCCTGCATCAAATACTTCTGCGTACCAAGCAACTGCGTCCCCAACTTCTGTAACCCACGCTCCTTCGTCTCCACCGTCAACTCACGGCAAAACCTCTCAAACTTGCGCAAGTCAAAAGTCATCACTCACCACCTTCTCATCCGACCCAGGTTCGTACTCAAACTTCTCACAACGACGCTCGGCATAACACCGCGTCAGCTTGCACAAGTACAAATCACGCACAAAATAACCGCCACGCCTCACCTCACCACCCATCCAAACGTGGCGGCAACTCACACACGTCAACTCAGGCTGTGCGCCAAACACGAACCCCACCCTCCACCTTGCGCACCGAAAACTTCATCCCATGCAACTTCCCCATCCGATACGCAAGCGCACTCTCACTCGCATAATCCCGCTGACTCAAAAAACTCTGCCCCACCTCCATCCGACCATGCGGATAATCCTTCCTCTCCGTACGCCTCCCAGGCAAAGGCACTCCATCTTCAATCACCACATCCATAAACACCTCCCATAAAACACCCAGCATACCAGAAATCGTTTTTTCCATGGGTGGAGGAGCGTTGTGGTGCACGCTCGCGCCACTCCCAAACCCCATCGCTCGCGCCCGTCGCCGTGCCGCTGCCTCGCCGATCACGTCGCGCTGCCCCTGTCCCTGTCCAGGCTAACCGCACTCGCTCAGCGTACCGATCATCGATCGACCGCCTGTATCCGCTGCCCCTGCCACTGCCCCTACACCGTACCAATAGGCTTTCTCTATCAGTAACGGCGGACGGATAGATACAGTCCCCCATGTATTCCATCCATCCACATTACAAAGTCGCAGTACCATTTATCCACTATTATCGACCGTAGGTCAGGAGATGGTCATAGTAATACTTTAGTCTGATCCGTACAGTGTAGAGTGAGTGCACGATTCTAGTTAGTGCATTTGCACTATTTATACTGAGGAAAACATCATGCGCGGATTTATTTTCTACCGAGGACTATCACCCATTGACAATCAAAGCATTGTCGGTATCGCTGTACTTCGTAGTGACAACCGTAAAACTGGCGACATGGTGCAGACTTACATTCTACGCGCTGATATGCATCCCTTGGATGCTATCAAGCTCCGCGAAGATGTATCAATATGCGGTCACTGTGTGCATCGCGGCAGTAAACTTTTAAACCGTGAGCGTACCTGCTACGTTAACGTCGGCCAGAGCGTATCGTCTGTGTATCGTGCCTTTCTGCGCGGATCATACCCAGACATGACGCATGACTTAGACCATGCAGCAAGCGTCTTACATGGTCGCAAGGTACGCTTGGGAGCCTATGGCGACCCTGCCATGATCCCACATACTGTGTGGTATGCGTTGCTATCTCAGTGTGAGGGTTGGACCGGATACACCCATCAATGGCGATTCCCGTGGGCAGCTGCCATGCGTGAGCTCGTCATGGCATCTGTCGAGTCAGTGTCGGAACATGACACTGCGCGTTCAGTAGGCTGGCGCACTTTCCGCGTGCACAAAGATGATGACTTACAGCGTCATGAATTTACATGCCCGGCCTCCGACGAGGCAGGCAAAAAGACTACATGCGCGTCATGCCTTGCGTGCGACGGTGCACTCAAAGCGTCAGCAGCGAGTGTCGCGATCCGGGTTCACGGAGTCATGGCACGACACTTCAATTAGCAGATCGACTGGATCATTACCGCTGGCTTTGGCATCGCCTTGGCCTGCGCTATCTTTTTCAAACTATAGGACTATCAAAATGGACAAAAAGTATAACATATATATCGGCGGTATCGACGCAGTTAACTACCGCGCCGCCGAAGCCGCAACAATCGAAACGCTTAACGCTTGGCTTGCCAAGGGCTATCGCATCGAAACCAAGCATCAGATCGGATGGTTTTTGCACGAAGTCTACTTGGTCGGATTGGCAGACATCTAAAGCCTAGACTTCATCCTATAGCCCTCGATTTGAGGGCCTTAGGATGCAGTCCGCATCATAACTTTACCAAGGAGAAACCTGATGAAAAAACCCACCAAAACCCGGTACCACGCGCGCAACGGCTCAATGCAATGGAAGCCAAGCATTGAGCTCGTCATGGCGCTGAATGCCCTCGAAAGCGGCTTTTGCCTCGCGTGCGGCGCTGAGCCTGAATGTGTAGAGCCCGACGCGCGCAAGTATAAGTGCCCGGAGTGCGGCGCTGCTAAGGTATACGGCGCTGAGGAACTAGCCCTCATGGGCCTTGTGTACTAGGCTAACACCGGGGCTACGGCCCCATTTTTCACCTTCTGGAGACATACATGGACAATCCTGATCGCCTCGTGTTCATCGGCATGTGGATCTGCGCGGCAACACTCGCCGCGCTCATCCTGGCAGGCATCATCCAACTGTAAACCCTATGAGCCCCCCTCGCGGGGGCAAGGAGCACTAACATGGACGACCACACACTAACCCTCAGGCTCACCGGTAAGCTTGCTCGATGCAGACCAAGCTGGTTTGAACCGACGACTCCACAGAGACCACCGTTGGGCAAAATGTCCCGAGACAGACTCGCTTACCATCTGCTGAAATCAACTTCCCGCTCCGACCTCGGTGCAACCCGTTCCGCACACTTTGACGACATCTTCCTCATGTCCCGGTTCGAATCCCTGCTTCGATCCGACATGACTCCAGCAGCAGCACTCGAATACCTCACCTTACCCGCCAGCGAGACCCTTTGATAGGAGCACTACCATTCATGGACATCTACCTCGATCTAGCCGCAGGCGCTATCGTCATCAACGAATACAAAGGCATTTCAGTGCGCGTCAAGACCACCGCGCCCGACAAACACACCGTGGTTGCAACCGATACCGACTCTGGAAACAACATCACCGTCCGCCACTTCCGCGACCGGGATAGAGCGATCAAGTACGCCCTGGCCTTCCTCTGGACTCCACCAGCCGGTGAGTCCATATGAAGAAAACACTCCACAAGAAAGGCACCACTCCGAACATCACCGTCGTGCAACTTCTCCAACACGCTGCTACCGCCAGAAAAGACAACATCATCGATAACTCCGACTATGTTGCCCTCTCCGAGTCCGTGCGTACCGCCCAGGATGATGCCCTCATTGTCGAGTGGAAAACCCTCCTCGACGCAACGATCCGGCGCGCTCTCGATCCCTGGCTCAACCAAGTTAAGGGGGCGTCGGGAGGGCCACAAGCCCAAAGAGACGCCCATACCCACCAGCTAGCCCAACCACCACCGTGAGAAGCACCCCATAGGGAAAACCTCACCCGCTTTTAGTGGTGATGTGCTCTTTCAACCTGTCTCGTTTATCTTGACTACCGTTTGCACGGCCCCCGGTGCTGGCCCCGATCTCGTGCTTTCCCTGCCTCCGCAGCACACGAATGAAGGAGTACCCCAGGATGCGTCTCGTTTATCCCCTACCGCCCAGGTCAGCGTCGGGAAGGCTGGGTTAATGGCCCCGTACCTCATAATACCCTCCCGCAAGCCCCTCTGTCAACCGCTGAACGGAGCCTTTCCCATGACGAATGGACTGACCTCCTCACTACACTCCCCTACCAGGGAGGTGCACAACATGATCCGATTTTCTGAATCCGAAACCGAACGACTGACCATCCACTGCTGCATGGTGCTGCGAGCAACCACCAACTGCCTCGAAAGCCTTGCCGCACACTGCGATAAGAACTTCCTCAACGATCTGCAACGGCTGATCGATACCGTCACCACACTGGACACCATCCGGTCTGGAATCGGACGCGATCATGCACTGCGTCAGCAGATCTCAACACCCTTTGACGATCCGGAGTAAACATGAATCTAAGCTTTCGCACACTGAACAGCCCCGCTGTGCGCCACGCACAACGCGCCTACGAATACAAAGGCATCACCTACCTGCCATCGTGGAATGAACCAGGAATGTATGTCGGCCCAGGTAGCCCAGAGCAACGCCTCTGTTACCGCGACACAACCTTGATGGCAGCAGGAGCCACACCTGTGGTTTGCTGGCTCTGGAAACGATTCTGGACGGAAGAACTATGAACTGCACAGGATATAACCCGCTGATGCGCTACGTCATGGCCCCAGAACTGGTGGATGACGTCTTCGCTCACCAAGGTGCACT